AATGTGACATTTTGATGAGTTGAATAGTAACTTACACTTGTCAGAATTATTATGAAACCTTTTAAGAGAACCAAGAAAGTCTCTCATCTCATTACCCTTCTCTTGCAATTGTTGCCAGAAGTTGACCAAGGGTGTATAAAAGTCATTTACCCAAATATTTAAATCTGGATACATTTTAGTGATATGAATTGCAACTGAACCACCACCTAGAAATGGTTCTCTGTATTCCTGATAATCAGACAAGTCTGGAATATGAGGGACAATTTTTGTTAGAGCACGTGATTTGCCACCAGGATAACGAAGAGGAGTTTTCAAAGATTTCATAATTTATTAGTGGATGTGAATCTCCCAAGAGGGACCAGGATACCAATAGTTTTCATTGTGGTGATAATACTTATCACGATAGATTACTCCATGCATGAATCTATTACCATGATGTCCAGCATCTTTTCCCCAGTGAGAATGTTTATGCCAGTGGCACAAACCTGTTTTCTTGTGACAATGATAGTGTCTATGAGTACCTGTATGATGATAATGGTGGTGTCTCTTTCCTAGTGCTGGTCCTCCTGCTAGGGCAGGAGAGGCAACTAGAAGGGCACTAGCTGCTGCTAGAAGGTACTTCATTTAATTTCTCCAATACTTGATTTACAGAGTTAGACATTGTTCTAAAACCAGATCCAACATAGACCTGACCTGAAACTACTGATACAGTAGCAATTCCCCAAAAAATATAATACCATCTTGATTTAACTTGATGGCGTAGTTTCTTGTTCTTCATTTAAATTCACACTCCACCATAATTTCAGTGAGACAGGCAAGCATATTTATTTCCTGGTCTGCAACAAAATTACTCTGGTACTGATACTTAGCAATAATGAGTACAGCAGCAGCAACCCCAGCACCTTCTAAAGATGAATAGCAAGCATCATAGACACTCCTGAGAAGGACAGTGGGTTCATTGTCTAGATTATCAACCACCCACTTTCTGACCTTAGAAAAGTCTTTAGTCTTAAGACACTTGAATAGATCATCTGTCTTAACATTAGCAAAGTTTGCAAGAATACCTGAGTCAATAGTACCACTTGATGCATATCTTTGACACTCATTGAGAACACGTCTCCAATCAGGAAAGTGCTTTTGAATAAGTTCTACCAGGACCTTGTTATCATATTCAACACTTTCTGTATCCAAGATTTCTTGAAGACGTTTGAAGAAGTTTCCAGCAAGTAACTGTCTTTCTTTTCCTTTGAGAGAGAAGTCAATGACTGAACATCTGCTGTGAAGGGGTTGAATAATTTTGTTTTTATAGTTACAGGTGAAGATGAACCTGCAGTTTCCAATAAACTCCTCTGTAAACGCCCTAAGACAGAGTTGTACATCTGGGGTTGTGTTATCTGCTTCATCAATAATGATGACTTTGTGTTTGGCAGAAGAAGATAGCGATACAGTTGAAGCGAAGTTCTTTGCATTGTTACGTACAGTGTCTAGAAATCTACCCTCATCAGAACCATTAATGACATAATAATCTGATCCCAGTTGCTCACAAAGTGCTTTAGCAACTGTTGTCTTACCACATCCTGGTGGTCCAGAGAGAAGAAGGTTAGGAACCTCCCCCTTATCTAGGAAGTCAAGAAATGTTTTCTTAGTATTGTCAGGAAGAATACACTCTTCAATCTTTTTAGGGCGATACTTCTCAACCCAAACAAATTCACTACGACTCATAATCATTCCAAAGGACGAACAAATTCATTAGACACAATATCAGTTGCCTTCAATTGTTCTCTCATATATTCTACACCATTTTCAGGCATAGCACTATCCCCACAAGTGAAGACATCACAAACTGCCATACCATTTTCAGGCCAAGTATGGATACTGAGATGACTCTCAGCAAGCATAGCAATTCCAGTCACACCTTGAGGATCAAACTTATGTACTGTCAAATCAAGCAGAGTTGACTTACATTCTTTTGATGCTCTAAACAAAACCATTCGTATGAACTCTTTATCATCAAGTAAATCAAAAGGGCAACCTTTCAAAGTAAAAAGAATATGTTTCATTATACCCAATCAGGTTTACGATCTGGGATACGAAGATAATTATCGCATACCCATGGTTTAGATGAAATATACATCTTATATTTGTCAAAGATGGATATTGAAGTATCATACTTGAACTCATCAGGTCCAGCAAATACAAACGGTGTTGGACCCTTTCCACTGCGACCTTGAGGATCTGCTGTAGGAAGTATCTCCTTTGCTGCTAGAAGGGTCTTCTGGCAGGTGTGGACCTTACCATAGCGAGCAGTGTACTCATCACACATAGCAAGTCCATGAGCAAGGAGCCACTGCCAGTTAGTCACAAACTCATTTGCCCAAATAGTACAAGGGTGATTACGAAAAGCACCCTTCTTAGTAGCATAGGGAGTACCATCTGCTCTAGGAAGAGTGCCAAACCCATGACCCCATTTGTCAGAGCATACAATAGCAAGCATCTGACAGGTTTCTAGGGGCATCTTGACAATATGCTTGTCAGGTAGAACCTTAGCAGAATGCCAGGGACTAGGATCAGTTACAAAGATATTCATAGTATTTTTGATAAAGAGATTATCAAAAGGAATGATAGCATTATAACCACATCCCAGGATTTTGTCCTGATAAAATATGGAACAGATATTAAATCTGCAAGAAAATGCAGACATACACCCAATGTCACATTAACATGCAAAACAATGAAATAGGCAGTAATAACACCAATACTACCTACTATTCTAAGGGGAATATCAACTGAAGGTTGAGTCAGGTTCGAGTGCAATGAAGTATGTGACATCAATATTTTGATTAATAAATCTAGAAAGAAGTTTGGAAGAAACTACTACATCATAAGATCCAGGAACAATCTTTAGATTTTCTTCTTTAAAATTGAATGTGAACTCAGAATCAGTCTCACCAACAATAATAGAAAAATCATTAGAAGTATCATTCTTCTTGTCACGTGCTACCAATTTGATGACACCTGCTTCACCAATAGCAGAAATATCAGGAAGTTGATAGATAGATGCTGCTTTCTTCAGTTTCTCCAGTTGTTGACTGGTCAGTTCAAAACACACATCTTCTGTGGGAAGAGAGATCTCTTTTTCAGGAGGGGCAACAATGACAGTAGGATCAGCAAAGAAATACTTTGATCGCATCTTGCCTTCTCTAATCATCACATATTCATCCTTAGCAAAATCAAGTTCAGGACTTGCATGAAGTGATAGACCATTTAGGAATTGGTTCAGGTCATAAATGCCAAAATCTTTGGGGAAAGACTCTTCAACAGTTGCCTCAGCAAGAATGTTCTTCATTACTGAAATTGAACGCAGTTTATTACCTTCCTTAAACAAAATAGACTGATTGATAGAAGAGAAGTTTTTCAGTAGATTGACAGTAGTTTCAGACAGTTTCATAAGATTGCGAATTTTCATCACTGGGGATAGAGTTCATTTTGTGCATTTTTGTCATTGAAATGCATCAGAAGTACAGCATAGTGCAAGATCTTCATAATGTCACGACGTGCAGTGCCTTTCTTATCATATCGAGAGGCATACTTAAGGATGTTGGATCTGCAGAATGCTTCACCATCACCACAAGCTTCAATAAGGTCAAGAGTTTGAATCTTGTCATCACCAGCAGAATAATGCTGATCATAAGTCCTGACAATATAATCTTTTAGTTCTTTTATAATTTCTTCTTCACTATATTTGTACTTAGTATTATTATATTCTTTTTCTGGGGTAGTCAGATTAACTGTCCCAGTATCAAATGTAATATGGTCTTGTCCTAGACCCAAGTAATCCATTGGAACTGACTGAGCAGCACCAAATGTTGTAGAAGAAAAGTTGATAGTGTCATCTGACATAGCACTTGGGAAAGGATTACCTACCATACTAATTCCATCATTTTCCCAAAAATCATTGTAGTCTTTAGAATTTGCTGTATCAATCATTAAATCATCTCCATAAAGTTCATCATGTAAAAGTGACCAAGCATTTATCATTAATTATATCAAGCAGTTTCCTCAGTGTCAATCATTTGAAAGTCAG